TTTAATTGCACCAGCAAGGATATCATTGAGGTATCCTTCGGTCGCTTTCTTCGCATCAATTAGATTTTCATCTAAGATGTGCTTGATTATGTCTAGGCTCTGGCTCATTGGGTGTACCTTCCTTTAAAATTTATGCAAAATTCAATAGTATTAGTGAAGTTTGCGCTTGATTCAACTAGTCTATTGATTAGTCGAGCTTGGTTTTTTTCATTAAGATTATCAAAAACAGATAGTATTTTTTTACTTTCACTGGGTTTTAAAATCGAATCTTTTCCGTCCTGAAGAATAACAGAAATATTACTATTTTGATTAGCACATTCCTTTAAAACACGAATAACATCATAATTCGGCTTTACATTATTTAGATTTTCTTCTTCTTCAAAAACATCACCAACAACTCTAAAAGTTATATTTTTAGACCTCTGTGCTATTTTTTCATTAATTATTGAAGATAGATTCTTTTTGAATAGATCCTCTTCTTCATTTAGAAAATTGTGTATTAGTGATAAAGTGTTCATCCTTGAAGTCCCTGTTGTTCATCTCCCGGTGCTGCTATTTGCCCTGAAGACATTTCTGCATTTATTTGATTTTGCATTTGAATTATTTCCTCATCAGACATACGCAGAATGTTTCTTTTCACATACTCTTGTGAGAAATATTGACCAATAAGTGGCTGAATTTGTCCTAACATTTGTAATCTATTGGTTAGAATTTCGTTTTCTTTTAGTTCTGTGAAATATGAGTCTCTGTTGAAAATGATTTCAATATCAGGGCTAATCTCGTTCCAGTCATCTTCTGTTAAAATACCCTTAAGGATACATTGTGCTCTAAGAACATGGAGGAAAATATGGGAAAATCGTGTTCGTAGTCTTTCAATATACTTGTAAAACTTAACCTCATCACGAGTAATTTCTGCTGAACGACCCATATTAAATCCATTATCTGCCATCATCCTAGTGATGGGGACATTTAGTGCAGTGTATAATTTTCTTAATAGGTACTCAACGTCTTCCATTTGACCAAGATTTTGTCCACCCGGTAATGTACTAATTTCTGTTCCTCTGCCACCTTCTCGACGTGGTAGATAGTAATCTTCGAGCATTGACATGTGGTCTCTACTGTCATTGACCTGACCAGTTCCCTGATCGTAAATCATTTTTGTTCGATATCTCTGCATGACTTCACGGAGATACTGTTCGGCTTTTTGCTTGGGAAGGTTGCCAACGTCAATATAGAATACTCTTCTTTCTGGAGCACGAGAAACTCTATAGACCACCACAGCATCTTCGATTTGTCTGAGCATGTTGGTTGGTCTAATTGCTTTCTGTAAATACCCAACCACACGCTTTGAGTTTGCATCAACTAATCCAGAATTTGCATAGGCAATCGAGTCTTTGGTAATATTGATACCGGTATTTGAGGTAGGATAAATTGAATCTTTATCTGTGTTTGTATAGACATAATATTCCTCCACACCTTCGACCAGAGAAATTGATCTAGATCCATCGCTTTTACTTCTATTTACTTTTCTTACTTTCTTAATTTTTGTTGGGTCAATGGGTCGAAGTTCAACGACGCCTTTCATGGGATCTTTTTCATCAATCACCATTTGGTAGAATAATTTTGAATCAACATACCATCTTCGAAAAATTTCATATGCTTTTTTGTGGAAGTCCATCAATCTTAAAACATAATCAAATTCAATTTGAATTTTATTTTTGATAGATTCTGATAGCTTTACATTACCTAGCCCTACTTTTGCTGGCTTTCTATCGGATCCCATAACTATGGCTTCATTGCAGATATCCTCAATCGCATTATCGACTTCAGGAAAAAGTGCTAGACCTCTGTATTGTGCGATTAATGCATTTTCATCTCGCACAGCCCCTGTGAAATCGACATATGTTCCAAGAATACCTCCAGTTTCAAACTGGTATGAACCATCATACTCATCTGGAGTAATAGCCGATCTAGCTTCTACACCGGGAAGCTCTGCTGCAACTCCCGCTGTATCTTTTAGCGATCTTCCAATTGTGAAACCTAGTAAGTTAATTGCCATTTTTTCTCCATAATATTAGTTTATACCATCCACTAAGTGATACGAATATTCAACCGTAACAGTAAATTCTACTAAAGTATCTATGGCGTTTGAATCCATGCTAATTGGACCGACAATTGTTGGCCAACAATTAATCAGTTTCACCTCTTTTACCACGTCGTTTGCATTCTTAGACCCTATCTGTCGTATTGTCCAGTCAGTAGTAAATTTATTAAATTCATTGTTGCTTAGATTGGTTTCGTTATCATTAATACTATTGCTCCACTCATTGAAGCTGTTCCATAATGATTTATTTTTATTTTCATTTTGGTCCAAAACCCTGAAAGTCCATGGAAAATATATTCTATCACCTGGCCATTTAAGAATTCTACCTCTATATGGAATACGAATAGGATTTATTTGACTCGGTGGTAAGGAGACTGCTCTAATAAAAAATCTATTACTTTGTCCCGGATCATCAACATTATCTGGAAAATTCATTGTAACATCATAGCGGTGAGTTCTATTACCCCCCGTAAATTTTCCTATGAAGTCGTTTAAATTACTATTTGTGTCAGCCATTAATATGAGCTTCCGCTAGAAGATGAAGTTGATGAGGAGGATGAGGACGATGAAGCTGTAGATGAAGATCCACCACCTCCTGCTACAGATGATGATACTGTTTGGTTTCCAGCCTTAGTAGAGAATCGTAGAGTTATATTTTGTATACTACGTGCAATCGTAACAACCACGTCAACAAACATTCCATTAGAATTTACGACCGTCTCTGGATTATTGGTGTCATCACACACAATTCTATAATCTGTTATGCCACCATTTGCTTGTAAATTTCTTAATATGGGTGTTATGTTGTTAACCACAGATGCTCTGGTTGAAGAGTTATTTGTTTGGAATAAAAATGGTCTAATAGTCTCAGATATCGCTCTGTTAAGATATAGGTAAGTTAGGGAAACATTAATATATTTAAAGATATCTGGATCAGTATCACTATCTTGCTTGCCTGTAAGGTCACCAAATATACACGTACCAGATCCTTGGAATGTTCTGGTGGTATTTACTTTATTTGCAGTTAGTAGTGCGATATCAGCCCTTGTTGGAATATATTGCATCCTAACTAGGTCAAGAATTCTCCCCGGATTAATACCAGCGGGTGATCCGTAAGGGGTATCACTTGCAGTAACTCTGGCCATGCATCCAGCAGCATCAGCAGAAAGAGGAGTATTTATTAATTTGTCAGATGTGCTATCACCTATTGTGTATGTCTGTGATGTTCCAAGGTGCAATTTTTGTCCAGCGATATGGAAAGTTAATCTACTTTTCTTTTCTGGACCGGGAAGACCATTTATATTTGATGGCTTCGATGTTGGTCCAGTCACAATTATTGGGCATACCGCAATACAATCTCCCCTAGTTTCAGCTATATTTACGATAATTTGATTGTAGCTGGGATTATTCGTAAATACACAATTTATATCTTTAGGTAAATTTTTTAGTGTGCTTATAGCACCATTTGTTGTTTCAGTTTTATTGTCCGTGGCACCTGCAATAATACATTTTCCGCCATACTGTAAGTAATTATGCACACTCCACCACTCAGATGACCATGGTATTCTTGAATTATCAGAGTTCTTATCTGGTCCGAGTGGCCAGTTACCGTTGTCGTTTCCATCTGGAGTTTCATTTATATACGTTATTACATCTTGTCCTTGATCTACATTAACTTCTGTAATGAACCACCCAGTCTGATACGTGGATGATAATCGCTGATACCAAGCGGCAACACTGTCCACTTGCATCCATCCTTGTGCTCTTTCGTCTGAAGTACCTAATGCTGCTAATAAACCATCATAACTAGGAAAAGTTGCCATCCACTGACTATCCACTTGTTCGCCTGGACGGATGATAAATCCTTCTGATGTATCTAAAGCTACGTTGATATCGGTCATTTTAGTCTCCGGAAGTCTATTGTATTTCTAAGTTATTTATAGAAATGGAGTGTCGGAGCCTGTCCAATAATCCTTACCGTCATAAAAAGAAGTTGGTTCTTCATCATCTATGGTGCTCATGAAACCAAAAGGTAAAATATCCTCTTCGATTCTTTTCATTTCATCCTCATAAATGTCTTTTCTGATGTCTACATCGGTAAGATTTTTGAAGTATTCCTGCCTAGTTAGCCACCCAAAAAGCACAAGACACATCACTAAATCGTCGTTATGTCCATCATCTGCTTCAAAAGATACCCCTTTTGCCACAAATGTATATAATTCCTGAATTATGTCCATATCATCTATGAGAAGTTTGTCATTTTCAACCAGACTTTTCAGAACAGAACAGCCTAGTTTTTTGACCGGTATGGTGGTTCGCACACCTAGTTGTGACTGAGAACCCCCAAATCCACTGCCGATAACTTGACCCGCTCTACCTTTATATACAGACTGTAGAACATTTTCGTATTCGAGATCTTGATACAAAATATCAGCAACCTGTGCTCCAATATCATTGATCTCAATCAGACAATAGGCGCTATTATACCTATCCGCAACACTACGAATCGCTGTGGGGTAGACTAGCGGAGCGATCGTGTTGTTCCGGAATCTAGCCACGATCTTATATGGACTTGTGGTGATATCAATTACGACAAACGCGCTATAGTCCAAACC